CACCAACAGTAGCTGTTCCTGTAGCTATAGTTTGTTGCTCAAACCAATCAACAGGTTCTTCTGCAGTTTTTTGACTAATTTCACCGTTAAAGAATGTACTAACATTAACTAACTCACTTCCAATTTTCAAAATACCACCAGAATTAACTTTCGTAGTAAGATCAGCAGTAGTTGTAATACCGACAGTTGTAGCCGTAGCATTTATTTCTGAAGTTACATCACCGACATGAGCATTTAGAGTAAAGAACTTAATTGCAACACCATCTTCATGTTGTACTGCAGTAGAACCTTCTTCACCTCTACTTCCTGCACCACTAAGAGTAATTATACCTTGACCAAGAGTAGCACCAGTAAGACTAATAAGTTCAGTTCCAATACCAATAAATTTGCCAGATCCAATATCACCTGCTACTAAACCAGTTGTATCAATACCTATTGCAGTATCACCTACCAATAAAGGTGCATTACCTGCCATATCAAGAACTTTTGATTTGGTGTTATAGAATGAAGTTACAGCATAACCAGTAGTATGGGTTGCTGCTGTTGTTCCAAAATCACCTCTTGATATAACTGCTGATGTAGTTCCTGCACCACTATTTGGGAAATCTATACTCCCCGATGCAAACTTGTAAGTACTATTATAATCTTTAGGATACTCAGTATTACCTGCAGATACATTACTCAAAAACTTAACATCAACTGTTTTTTTAGTTGTATCAATACCAGTAACGATACCTTTATAGTATCCATCCATATATTCGGTTTTACCAGCACCTATTTGTCTAATTATTTTCTTAGAAAGTGTTGTATTAATAGAAGATACAGATTGAGTTACACCTGCACCAACCTCTAAACCAGTTACATCACCTAGAGCAATGGTTTGATCTGCTTTGGCATCAATTACTGCAACCCTAATATCATTTGACCATGTTCCTGGATTCTTAGCAGCTACAGTAACATTAGTTATAGGGTTATCATCATACCCCAATTCAACATAATGGTCAGGACTTTTAATTTTAATGCTTGCTGCATCTCCAGAAAATCCATTCTTAAGTCCACCACCTTCTTCATCATCTGCTCTAACAACACTTAATCTTCCACCATATGCAAGATATGATGATCCAACCATCCAAGTTTCAAACTGTTTATCCGTATCAAACGGTCTTCCAAATTTATTAACTAAATCGTTCTCACTGACAACTGTTGTGGGAACATCTACAGGACCTTTTTCGAAAGGTCCAACAAGACCTCCAATTTTGTCTGTAGTCGGATCGACACCACCAATGGTTAAATCGACTTCCCTTACCAGAATTCCAGGAGATGCTAAATTTAAAGGCATCTTGTTTTCCCCTCGCAATCCAAATTTATCTAAAAATATTTATGAAAACAGGGATTTTCGTTGGGGAAACATTGCATGAACAACCTACCAATCTGGATAATTCCAATCCTCAAATGGTTTACTTTTTTTTCTATTTTCTACAACTCTTCTTATAGTACACACCTTACATTCATAAGAATAAGAAGACATTAGATTCTTTCTATTTTTGCGTGTGATATAAAAACCATCAATTAAATCTTTTGTTTCTCCACAAATCCTACATTTTCTTTCTGAAAATAATAGATGACTTAATTTAACCTGTTCATCTATTTCCACTTACATATAATCCCACATATAAGAACGATCACCATATTCATCAGTATGCCAAGTATCACCATCTTTATCTGTAAAACTTTCCATACTATCAAATCCATCTGAAATAAATCCAAATGGAGCCATATCTTGTTCTATCTGATTTCTTTGTTCCTCATAAAGTCTCTTACGAATATCATTATCTGTCATTTCTTTGAAATAATCTTGTGCAACCAACCATGCAAATATAACAAGACACATTGCTAAGTCATCATTACATCCCTCTTCTGCCTCAAATGAATTACCTTTTTGTGCAAAGGTGGTCAATTCTGATATAATCTCATAATCACAAGATAATAATTTATCATCTTCAATTATAGATTTAAGATTACTACATCCTAATTTTTTAACTGCGGATGTCATTCTTACACCGAGTTGTGTTTTCTTACCAGAAAATCCTTGCCCTACAACTTGTCCATTACGTCCTCTCATAGATGCCATAAGAAGATTTTCATATTCCAAATCATATTGAATAATACTTGCAACCTGATCTCCAATATCATTAACTTCTATCAATAAAAACGCCTCATTATATCCTTTTGCCACATCCATAATAATATTAGGAAATAGCATTGGTTTTATTTCATTATTTCTATACTTAGCAACTACCTTATATGGGAACTCTGTAGTATCAAAAACTATAAATGCAGAATAATCATTTCCCAATCCTCTTGCTACATCAACTGTTATTACATAATTATGATCCTTTACTGGTTCTTCATAAACATCAAGACCTGCATTTCTCTTTAATGGTTCTTCATATATAAGATTTTTAAGTTTTGCTGGATTAATTAATGTATTAACAGATCCTAAGAATTCACACTCAAACTCAATCTTAAATTGTGCTTCTGATGTGTTTGCAATAGTTTGCTCTTTCCATACAGCATCTCTACCAGGAACTTCACTCCAATGAACATCAGTAGGAACATATTCACTCTTACCTTTTTCACTATCGTGC